TTCGCCTTTTGTTGATGTTCTTACATCAACCCTAGATCTTGTTTTTAATTTTCCATCTAATTGAAGAAATACTTCAGGACTCATTTCTTCTTGAAGTCTAGTTGTAATTGGTTGAGCATTGCAAGCAATTGTTCTATCAAATACCCATTCTTTTACTGCTTTGCCATATTCATTTTGACTAATTATTGCATAGTAAACATCAGCAAGCATTGGGAACATAAAATCTGTTGTATCGCAAGGACTTGATGTTGCGCCAAACATTACAACATCCCTGGTGTACGCAAGTTTGTTATATATTTATTAAGAATAATATCAACCATAATATTCCCAGTACCAAAGAATTTTGATGGATCATACTGAAGTTTAAATTGATCTGTTTCATAATTTGTAATATAAGCCTTATAGTGGTCCATCTTTCCACATTGAAGGTCATTAATTAACATATTTACAGCATCACGAACATCATTTGGGATAACCTTATATCCAGCATCATAAATAAAAATATAATCAAAACCTTCAGGAAATGCTACTGCTGGATTTCTTGTATTAATCCACATATTATCAAAATTTTCATATGGAGCATATGTATAAAATGAATCTGAACCAGCATCTCTATATTTTAAAGGTTTACGTTCTGCACGATTTTTTGCTTCATACTGACTTGAATCAAGAGGAACCTTTACAATAGAAGTTCTATCTTGTGTAATTCTATAATCAAAGCCTGCAAGTGCTGGACCATTAACTGTGTCTTTAATGTCATAAACTAAAACACCATTTTCATAAACTTGGTCAATTTTATAAATTGTTTCCCATATTGGCATATAGTCAGTTCCTTGACCAACTACCTCAAGTACTTTCTTTTCAAATGTAAAACCACGACTAATTAAAGAATCAATAATTGCTCTAGCAATACGTTCATTATATGTTGCTTCTGCAATTTCTGTAGCAGTTGTACCTAAAGTTTTTGGATCTACATATGGTCTAATAATACTAAGAATATCTTGAACAAGAATATGTTCTTCTGCATCATTATTTATTTCATAAATTTGAACTGAATAATCATGATCATAAGTGATGAAGTCACCAGTTAAAGTAAAAGTAACTTGTGAATTTTCATCTGATGTTAGGGTTACTGATGCTTCAATTGTTCTTGGAGCATTTTCAATTGTAAATAAATAATCTGTATGTGGCATTGGAACATCATACTTAACATCAATTGGATATGGTGGGATTCTAAGAATGATCATTATTATTTCCCGTAGTGTTTTGCTACCTCTTGGGGTGTCGCTGTGCGAACCTTATCGTGGGTAAGCCACTTTTCGGAAACCTCCTTGGTTACAATGTTATAGCCTTTTACAACTTCTCCAACACCGTTCCAGAAGATATTACGCTCTGAAAATAGTGCTACTTTTCCTTCTATAGGCTTTACAATTTTTGGTACTGCTATTGATTCTTCTTTTGGTGTCCAACTAGCAATTACCTCAAGCATATGAGCCTTTGTTTTTACCCCAAATAAATCAATATTATTTTTCTTTGCATAAGACTTTATTTCCATAACAGTCTTTTTAGACAAATCTTCAATAATAGACATTAGTTCCTCCTATGTCATTATACCAGAATTAGCGGGTTCTTCTTCTATATGTTGAACTATAACTTCTAAAATTATTTTGTGATGGTAAACGAATTCCATTTGGTGTTCCAGAAGGATTGACTGCATTTGGTCCTGATGTATCTCCCATATTTGGTTCTCCAAGTGTTCCCATTGTATTAACTTGTAAACCACCTGGTCCCATAACAATTACTCCTGGATTTCCAAGTGTAACAATTGCACCCTCAGCAATATGAGTGTGTCCTTCTGGTGTTCCTGGATATGACATATCTACTCCTTATTAATGACTAAAGGGGACAGATTTTACTCCGTCCCCCAAGTCAATCGTTTTGCGATTATGAGTTGTTTGCTGCTGTTGCGAATGCAACTGCGTCAAGTTCTTCCCACTGAATACCAAAGCGGACGAATACTGTGTATTCAATTGTGTCCTTCTTTGGCTGGTAGAAACGGTTTACAGTGATATCACGCTGGAATCCCCATACACGGTTCTGAGGGAATGTAAGATCTACATAACCTGCAGGGTAGTAAGGAACTTCCTGAACTTCAACACCGAGAACACGAGTTGTACGTGCTCCACCAAATGTCTGAGCGTTACCGTCGTAGTATGCCTGACGATTAGCCTCAGTACCACCAAGACGTGGCGTAAATGCTTCTGCAATTGCATCTGCAAGTGTACCGTTATTCTTGACAATACCTTGGAATGCATCTGTACCAGCATAGAACTTAAGATTGTTCTTGATTGCACGATACTTACGTGGCATTGCGAGGATGATATTTTGAAGTACTGGTGTAGTCCAGTTGTTATCAGCAACTGTTACGTATGACTCGTGTGAGTCTCCGCCCTGTGCCTTTGAAACGAAGCCTTCCATGATTGAAAGGAAGTTTCCTGTTGAACCGTCACCGTTGATCGCAAGATCTTCAATGTCGTTTGCAAAAGCAGTTGTCATCAAACGTACGAGATGGTCTTCAAGAGCGCCACCTTCTACGTTATCTTCTAATGCTTCTGTTGATACTTCCCAGTCAAGACGAATCTTCTTAGTAGTCAATTCAACCTTTGAGAAAGTTGCGCCTGCATTTGTAAATGTAGGGTCTGCTTGTGCTGCTGCACGAATTACACGCTCACCAACGTTAACTTTTTCAAGTTCCATTGTGTTGGCTCTCATAGTAACTCTACGTCCATCCTTAGCGAGAACTGTAGCATCCCACACATAATCAATGAAGCGACGTGCTTGTTCAGGCAATAGAATACCGCCTGGAGTACCTACTGGATTAACTCCATTAGGACCTTCAGTTCCGTAATTTGCACCTGCAATGTTACCCATAACGCCAAGACGACCATTAGCAATGGCTGCTGCGTTACCAGTAGAACCAGATGCTACTGAGCCCTCACCTGTATGGGTGTGGCCCTGTGTTGTACCTGGATAGTTTTTTACGATATCTTCTGACATATTGTTCACCTCCTAGTGATTTTTATGTTAGTTATATAGGTCGGAGAATTTGAGGAAACGTCCGCCCCATAGGGATTTTTGAAGTGGACTTTCATCCAATTCCTGCACGATCTCGCCTAGATCGCCAGACTTGCGGAAAGCGGTGTCCTTTTCTACGGAATCAACTCTCTTTCCAATTTCATTAAAAGTACCCTTGATCTGATTTACATCAGTTGTTGTGGCATCAAGAGACTTCTTCATATTTGCAACTTCATCACCAAGTGATTTAATTGTTGCTGTTAGATCGCTAAAGGCATTAGTAACAGAATCTTTAAGTTCTGTAATTACATCAGTAATTACATCATCTGACTTAGGAGCCATAGGCTTTTTCTTAGCCTCTGCTTCTTCATCTGCTGGTGTTTCAGCTGCAGCATCAGCAGCAGATTCTTCTTCATCAGCCATTGGCTTTGCAGCCTTTTCTGTTGAATCTTCTTCTGTTGCATCAGACTTCATATCGCACTTGCAATTATCCATGGGATTGTTGCAATCTGGACACATTGCTGCATCTGCCTTTGGAGCGACCTCTGCTGATACTGCTTCTGTCTTTGCAACGGGTGCATCAACTACTGCTGTTGTATCTTCTGACATAGGGTTTACCTCCTTGTTAATCTTAGAAGTATTAATGCCTTTAGCACTATCAACTAAGAATTTTATCATGTTTGCTTTTTCTGAATCATTTTTTTCTACAAAACCAATATTTTTCATTTCGTTACCACTTACTGGGCTAACGTATGTTTCTTCATCAGAGGTTAAAACAATTCCTGTTTCTTCATCATAAAAAACATTTTCTACAACTACATCTGCAAGATCACCTTTAATTGTATTTACACCATTAACTTTTTCAACTGACATAATACTTGCAAATTGATTTGCTGGGGAATCTACAAGACTCAACTCAACAAGATCGTAATCTTTAATAATTCTAATTGCTTTATCTAGCTCTTCATTATATGCATCATCCCACTTATTCATTCTACCGCCAATAGAAAAACCAGTATATGTTCCATCAAGAACTTTTTCCCAAGCATCTGCTGCACCCTTAGAAATGTATGTAGAAACATAAATTCCCTTATAAAATTTTTTTGATTCTGGATCAAAATATTTTTCTTCTTTAAATGAAATCATTTTTCCAACGGCTGATGGTTGATGCATTTCACGGATATTACCACGGAACTTTGCAAAGGCATTCATTGATGCTTCTGTTGTAACAATATCATATTGCTTATCAACATTATCAAGGGAAGCGAATCCAGAGACAATTCTCTTTTCAGTATCTACTTTTCCAAAGGGCATTGATAAGCGAACATTGTCGCCATCAGTGGTCCAAAAAGCCTTATTTATGTTCATATCGTATTCCATTATACCAAATGTTTATGCAGATTTCTCAATTATTGAGACGCTCTACCTTCACCTTTCGGATTACGTCCAGATACTGTTGCAGAACCATCTGATTGATTATTTGTTCTCTCTGAATCTCTAGAACGATTTCCATTTGCCCTTGAATCTGCAGCCTGTCTTGGGTTTAATTCAAGCGGAGCATCACCATGATCTGCTTGTGGAAGATCCAAGATTTCACGAGCTTCATTAGGAAGCATAATTTGATTCTTAACATAACGTTCAAGGATTTGTGATTGTGCAATCTCATCTGTAAGCGTAAGTTCATTAAACTTAAATTGAAGAATATCAGTTCTTTCCTTAATAATTTTACTAATTACCTTTTCAAGATGCTGCTGTTCTGGGCGAGAAACTTGTTCTTTAAAAGTACGATCTTGTGCTAAAGCTGCAGCGATTGCTCCTGAATCTGAACCACCAAGTTT